TGACGCTTAGCTACTTCTCCAACCAAGACTTCGCCATTCACAAAGGTCGTGAAGTAAGTCATGGGCTGTGAACCAGTGAATGTGAATTGTGCCATTGGTATTCCTTATGAATTGATTTCTTCCAACACCATCACACGAATGTTGGAATAGGTTTGGGTAATGCTTTGTGAAGATGCCAAGCGTCTTGGATAGTAAGAAGTCACTTCCACGTCAGCGCCCCCACCATGCTGACCTTCACCCCAGACAAAGATGACACCAGTGCTAGTTCCAGCTTCACGATTCGCACGAATGGCGTTCACAAGGCTGTCTAGGAAAGCGTCATTCATTTCTGAAGCGTCTTCGCTTTTTGGTTCGCTACTGCGAAAGTAGCAGTCAAGAACAAAGGTGTATTCCACCATTTTCTTTCCATTTACTGAACCACCTAAAGCAATGCGTGTTTCACGCTGTGCTTCAATCCACAAAAAGATGATTGCGCCAGATGTGTGGTTTGGTGCGTCTTGGTTGTAGAAGTCGCCTTCAGGGGTCAGTTTTGGTGGGTATGGAAAAACGCTGGTCAGGTTAGTGACGTTGGCATTTTCCAAATAAGAAGCCCCAGCGTTTCGAACTGCGACCCTTGACATTAGGCACGACCCCAGAATTGCTTGAAGGCATCAAGAAGGTCATAGGCAGAAGCCTTATCCCATTCTTGGCTGGAAGTCTTTGAAGTGGACTGCACTGGTTCGCCAATTTCGTTGATAACCAGCGACCCATCGCCACGTTCTTTAACCATTGCCACGATTAGGTGAATCACAGCTTGCTTGATTGTTGCAGGTAGAGCAGACACATTCACGTCAGTGGTGTGTGAAAACTGCAGTGGGCTGGCAAGTGGCAAGGTCAAGCTAACGCCATTGTAGGTTGAAGCCACAACAATGGTTTCATCCTTAGCGCCATCCCAGATGGTCAGCTGGCTATTTGGGTAGATGCCAATTGCGCTGTCCACAGTGATTGAAGTTGCGCCAGCAGTCACAGCACCATTGCTGAATGTGTTGGCGAAGCCATTCACATAAGTCCATTGGCAAAACTGTTCTTGTGGTGGGAACTTGCCACCAACCATGTCAAGCGAACCATAGGTTGTGCCTGAATACACGCCAGTTTGGGCAGTGATGATGAACTGGTGGCGTTCAATAAAGGTGTTGCTGTTTGAAAGATTTACGTTGTTAAACGAAGCAGGGTTGTAGCCATACTGGAACGAACGCAGTTCAAGAATCGGCCAATACTGTGGCTGAACAATGAACTGCCCAAGCCTGTTGCCACGATAGCGACCATTTTCAGTGTTGACTGTGGCGCACAAAGTTCCCAAAGCACCCAAGCAATAGTTGTCTGCTTCAGTCGAAGCTTTGACAATTAGTTCTTGCAGGGCAACGTTCTGGGCGTTAATTGAAGCACCCGGAATTAGGTTGCTGAAGTCGATGCTTGCCGCAGTGGCGCTGTTTAGAACTTCCTGAATGGTGACATAAGGAACACGATTGCCTTCAGTGATGTTGAATGGGGCAATTACAGCCATTAGTTGTCTTCTTCCACAAGTTCAGTGCTTCCACATTTACCACACTTGCTTTTGAAAAGCGAATTGTGACTGCATTTGACGCAACGCCAAGAACGTGCGCCAGCGAATGTGATTCCAGCCATAGCGAAATCCCCTGACTTAACTAGTGCTTTTCCTACAGCTTCTGGCACATGAAACGTGCCATCTTTGTTTCTTTTTACAGCCTTACCATCATTGACTGAAACTTCAGTTAGGTTTCTGTCTGAACCTACGATTCGCATTGTGAAACCTTTACGAATAATGGTGGGTATGTTTCCAAAATGTAATAAGTCATAAAACCCCTTTTTCGAAATGGCAGGGAGACTGCGAAGGGTGCGAAGGGGAACACAGCCTTCACAGTCTCTACCTGCGAAAGCTAATCATTTCTGATTAGCGAACTACCTGAACTAGTCAGGCAGAATGTTGGTTATCAACCAGTGATACCAGTGACGATTCCTGACCAAGCTGGCGCACGGAATGCAAGTGTGCCATAGGTGTAGGAAGAAATGTCATAAGTGAAGCCGATTTGAGGCCACTCTATTACCATGTCCGAGACGACATTGTGTGCTTCAACAGTTGATGCAACACCACTGTCTGGGAATGGAAGTGACTTGCTGTGAATCAGCGCAACACCCGCAGGGGCGAAGCGGTGAGTGACGAGGTCAACCATTTTTCCAGTGGCTTGGTTTTGCACAGCCTGAACCAACGAACCAAGAACAACGCCATCAGAACCAGTTTCGTAGTTCAAACGATAGGCAGACGTGCTTGCGCTGGTCTGGATTGCCTTAGCAATCGCACGGCGAACAGCCGCAGTGGTGATGACAACATCAGGGTCAGCCATCGTGCTGTTGAACAGCGAAACGAAAGCGTTCTGAAGGAAGTCGTCAGCAACTGACTGTGATGAAACAGTGTTGTTCAAAGCGGCTTGGTATCCACCCAACTGGCTGAAGGTTGAAACCCAACCATCGTAGCCAGAACCACTGTTAGCACCAGCGGCGTAGGTGTTGTAAGAACCATCAGTTGAAGGAACAGCCTGTGTGGTCGAAGCGAAAGCAAGACCAGTGACACCTGAAGCAGTGCTTGGGGTCGAAGTCTTGTAAACAGTTGAACCAACAGTGACGTAGATGTTGATGCCTACGCAACCAGCAGGGATAGTTCCAGTGAACGTGACCTTAACGCCCTGACCAGCAGTTGCGTTGGTGACAGTTCCAGCAGATACTGAAGCAGTTTCGCCATAAGCAGACGACAAGGTGACAGCAACAGCTGAAGACGAAGTGGCAGGAAGTCCTGAACCAGTTGCGTCATTAGCCGCAGTGAAAGTCAAACCAGAAGTCGAAAGCGCAGTTGAAACAGCGTTCATCATGTTGCGCTCCTCAGCCAACATGTGTGACCAAATTAACGCTGTGTGGGAGAGCTGGCGCAAATCGGAGTATCCTTGCCCAGCGAACTCTGCTTGCAACGAAACACTGTCAGACAGACCCATTTCAACAAACGACTTAACAATTTTGTCAGCGGCGTATTGAATAAGTGGTGGGCGATTAAGTGAAACGCCACCAAAGGTGTTCGAAGCAGTGTTGCTGTTGAAGAACGATGAAAGGTTTGCAACCCCACCAACACCAGCGTTAGAAACACCAGTGATGCGACGGAATTCCAAAGCCTGACCCTGCGCCTTGATGCGTGCAGTGGTGTTGCGAAGGTAAAGTTCCTTCGGGATAAGCAACGACAAAACTGGGTCAAGGTCATAGGGAACAAGACCTGAAACGCCAGAAGTGGTGTTGTTAAGTGGGTTGGTCAAAGTCCATTCTGAACCTGCCTTAGCAATGTCCTGAACGCCAGCAAGGGCAGACTGAACAGCGGCTAGCTGGTCGCCAGAAACTGACTTTGAAATCTCTTGCAACGATTCTTCAGCACGACTGACTGCAGAAACAGTCTTGGTGATTCCAGTCGTAGGTGAAAAAGAAATCTCACCACGCTTGGCGCTCTGAAGCGTCTTTGCCTGAACTGCGCTTAAAGCTGATTTGTAAGCTTCAAAACGCTTTACCTGCTCTTCAGCAGGAAGACCAGAAAACATCTGGTCTAGGGAAGGGGCGGCGTAAGCCACGACTTACCTTCTTTCTGTGTAGTAATTGGATTGGTTAGAACTGATTGGCTTTGTCTTCATACTGCTTTGCAGTCATCAGATACTGTGCCTTCAGTTCAGGGTTGGTCAAAGATGCCGCCTTGATGCGAAGCGATTCTGCTTCTACAAGGTAGGCAGTTGCCTGTGCAGACTTTTGTGACTGCAGGTTGGTGGCACGCAATGCGGGTCCACCGGGTGTTGCCATCTGCTTTACTTCTTCAAGTGATGCCTTCAACAAGTTAATTTGTTCTTTCGCTTCACTTAATTCAGCCTTTGTGCTGATAGCTTCTTCAAGACCTAAAGCCTTGACGATTTCGTTTCGCAATTCTGCCTTTGCTTCATCAGAAGCGTCAGGGGCAGATGCGCCCTTAATAATGTCTGGGGAAACCCCTAGTCCAATGTAAGCCATTGTGTCATCATCCTTGTCTTCATCCCATCCTGTGAATGGGGCGCTAGTTTCGTTTTCGCTTGCTTCAGAAGTCCACCAGTCAAGGAAAATCTGCAACGCACACAACAATTGTGACACATCTGCAATTTCATTTTCTTCGCCAGCCAACATTTCATCAAGTTCAGCTTTAATCAGTGCAATCATTGACGCACGAACAGCGTTCAATTGAGCTGGGTCGTGTTCCATTTTGGTTAAGTCAGTAAGACCCTTAGCAATAGCATTGACAGCCTTTTCAGTGTCTTCAACTGCTGGTGCTTCCTCGATTACTTCAACAGCGGGTTCTTCAACAGCGATTTCTGCAGTCTCTTCAAGAACTGGCGTGTCAGCTTCAACAGTCTTCACGTCATCTTGGTTTTCCAAAACTTCAGGAATGGTTGGGCTGTGCTGGTCAATGTCTTCCAACTGACCTTCTGGCTGTGTGCCAGTGCCACCACAAACGTCACAATCAGTTTCTTGTTCGCCACCAGCAACGTTGGTCTTCTTACCAGTGCCAGCGCATGATGCACACAACTGCTTGCGTTCAAATAGTTCAGTTGGCGAACCTGCTTCTTCAGCCATCACAGCTTCAGCGTTCATTTCTGGCGATTCAGCCTTTGCTACTTCATCCACTGCAATGCCTTTCACTAGGTTACCTTCGATAGTCTTGGCAATTTCAATTACTGCAGAAGGGTTGGCTGGTCTGTCAACTAGCGACACCTCGACCACGTTTCCACTAACGATTCTTCCACCGGGTGCTACTGCATCTTTGATGACCCTAGCGTTCTTAATGCCAACACTAAAGCCTGTGTAGATTCCTTCTTCAACCATCTTCTGTGCAACAGGGTCAACAATCTTTGCTTCAACGATGAAGCCAGTGCCTGACTGTTCCATTTCAACAGCTTTGCCAACTGCCTTCGACTGGTGCATTTCACGAATGTTGCCAATTTCCATCCACTTGGGCATGGCAGTCTTCAGCCAGTCAGGGTCACAAATCTGTTCGTCTAGGTCAAGGGTTGCATCAGTCGCAAGCCCCTTAACGTAAAGGTTGCCATCATCGCCACGCTTGGCTGTTAGGTCGCCAAAATAAACGTGCTTAATTGTTGCCATAGTTAATTATCCCTGTAGTAGGTCAGCAAATGCTGAATCGGTTGAATCGGATGAATCTGGTGAATCAGATGAATCAATTGGTTGGTCAGAAGAAGTTGAATCCTCTACTGCCACAGCCACACATCTGCAACTTGGGTGTTCTGGTGGGTAGTCGTCAGTTATGTCGTGTATGCCTTGTTGGTCAAGACATTCATTGCAAGCGCCTTCGTAAGCTAACCATTCAAACTGACCATAGCCAGCCTGTGTCAATTGGTCTACAAACGAAGCGTTGTATGCACGATTTGTTTCAGTTATTGCAATTATGTCTGCCCTTGTGGGGTCGTTGATAATTGCTGACAGTGCATCGCCAATCTGTGTAGCTGTGTCGCCATTGGCAACGCCACGCTGGATTGCGTTGTTGATGCGCTGAAGGCTGGTGTCAGAAATGCCCTTTAGCGTGATACCACGCTTGTCCAGCAGTTCTTGGAAGTTCCCACCAGTTTGGGTTTTGCTGACTATTTCGCCAGCGTCTTTGTGCAGGGCGCTGATTGCGTCACCTAACACAGTTGTGTTGGTCTTGACGTTCTGCGCCATTGCGATGTTCACAATCGACTTCAGGTGTTCCAAGCTTGTGTGCTTCTGTGCAAGAACCTGTTTGACAACATCGCCTGTGCCACTAATCATTGCGACTAGTCCTGAAAGGATTGCCTTGTGATGCTTCTTTTCAACAGCAATGCGTTGTTTGAAGTTTGGAAGGTCGCTAATTTGTCGCTTAGTAGTTAGACCAAGTGCTTTTAAATTATCGCTTGACTGCCCTTCGACAAACTTAATCGCCCATGTTGCCAACTTGTCTGGGATTGGGCGTGCGCCCTTAACCATGAAATAAGCTTCTTCGTTCAACTTTTCAGCAACTGTTTCTTCAACAGTGGTGAAGTCGAATGCACGCCAGTTGCCACGCTTGTTGCGAGACTTGACGAATTGGGCAAAGTCACGCATTTCATCAGCAACTGCTGACTTTAAATTAGCGTTCCGGGGTGGAGTGTTACCAAAAACA